CCCTCAACTCGGCTTCCAAGTTTTCGCGGGATATCGGCTCCCCTGCCTGCTGAAGGGCGGCGACACCCTCTGCTCGGGCGATGGCGTCCAGGGCATTGATGGTGTCTCGAACGATTTCGTGGGCCTCGTATCCTAGCCCCCCGCGACGGTCGAGGTTTTGAAGTCGGTTCTTCAACGCCCTAAGATCGAGCGCCCGGTCTGAAAGGCTCATTGGGATGCTCCCCCGCGAGCGAATTTGGCCGCCCGGCGAGCGCTGTCTGCGAGTAGGCCAAACATGTGCGTGGTGACGCTAGGATCAGCGGATCCGATGGTTTTGATGCTCTCAGCGCCGTTTTCGCTCGACTCTTGAAGCTGCTCCAATGCGGCGGCGGCGTTCAACAGGGCGTCATTCGTCTCTCTCAGCGCCTTCTCCATGCGAGCGCGGTCGGCGAGGAGGGAGGTAAAGGCCGGGTCGCTAATCACCCACGCCACGCCAGCCCGGAACGCATCCATGCGGGAGCCCTTGTAGCCTGACGACGAGGCGGCAGTGAGATACGACAGTCCAGCGGCATGTGCGGTTGCTTCAATGTGCGCGCACAGGTCGGCGGGGGCGAGGTCTTCGGGTTTGAGGTCAGTCATGGGCGCGCTTCCGTGGTGCAAGAGCGGCGTCCGTCATCGCGGCCAGCCAATCCTTGATTTCGGGGTCGGCCAGCAGGGCGAGAAGCGCGCTGCGGTCGAAGTGGTGTCCGTCGTCCGACAGCATTTCGTCGGCGTGGACAGCGACGGAGGCCAGCTTGCTCAGCACGGCCACGCCGGGGCTCAGGATCTCGCTCACTGCTCAGAGCCTCCCTGTAGCTGTAGGGCGGACAGAAGGGCGACGCAGAGGGCCAGGGGTAGGGTTGAGGCTGCCACGGCGTTTAGGTCTGACTCCGGGTCTTCCGACAGATAGACCTGAGCCCAGGGCTTCGCCGTAGCCGCCATTACCAAGCCGCTACCCGGCAGCTTCCGCTCTATGAGCCTCACGATGGCGTCGAGAGAGGTGGTGATCGGTGCGCACTTGATATCGCGCGGCGTTTCACCGCCTGTGTAGCCCCACGGCTCGCGGAACAACTGCGCGATGTCGAGATCCAATTCTCGGCTTCCCTCGGTCGCAGCTTCAAGCTTGGCGATCAGGTCTGTCAGCTTGCTCTCAGCCATGATTAGTCTCCGAAGGATTTAGGGGGCTATCCGGTGCCGAGAGTGCTGCCTCGGTTCCCTGCGGCCCCGATAGGGCGGTGTCGGCTGGAGGTTTGCGGGCAGGGTGATTGCGCTCATCGAGGCGCGGCACGAGCGGCCAGCGCTCGGCGAGGCTATGATTGATGCTGTTTCCGATCAGATTGTAGCGGTCCCGCGAGATGGAGACCTTGACGAACGTCCGCATGCCCGGCGCGAAGCTGACCGGGGAACGGTGGATCACCGATGGCGTCAGTCGCAGGAGGTGCTTGTCTGGGTACGTGATGATCGGCAGCGTCTCGGCTGCGAACGCCATGTAGGCCATCGCGTCGGCGCAATCGGCAGGAAGCTCAAAACTGCTCTCGATAAACTCGGTCGGCGCGCGGTCATGCCAGATGTAGTTCACGTCGTCCGTGCCGAAGCCGTCCGAGTGCCAGCCGGGCCGGTTGCCGATGTTGTCGCCCGACACCCAAAGCGTCTTGGCCGTGACGTAGACGTACCGGTCCTCATAGAGGTTCGGGTCGTAGGCGTAGACCGCGTCGATGATCGGCTGGAACTGCTCAAGGTTCGGCGGAACGCGCTCGATCTCCCCCGGCGTTGAGATCGGGCAGTACAGCCAGCACATCATCTCGACCGGCGAGATGTCGATAAAACCGAGGTCTTCGGGAAGGTCACCGTAGATCACGTCAGGCCTCCTCAAAGATGTAGAGGCCAAGCTCCATCTGTACGAACACGGCGCAGAAGCCGATGTAACGGAGACCCAAGCCATCGGGGATTTTCGCCCCGGTCTTGAATGCGCGGAAGCGGCGCACCTCAGGTTCGGCGTCAGTGTTGACGACCGCCCAGAGCCAGAACATGCCGCCCTGAGACTCCATGCGGATGATCTCTGCGCCGGTGGGAAGCGTCATCGTGAACTCTTCCAGCACCGGCATTTGGTACTTGAAGATCACGCGGCCGGTCGCGCTAGACATGCGCGGCCCGCGCAGGGTCTCATCCCAAGCGTCGGTCATTGACCTTCTCCATCGGAGAGCGGCGGAACGGGGCTGCGCTCTTGGGCGTCGCTCCCTGGCTGGCTCCGGGCGAGACCCCCTAATTCTTCTCGGGATAGACCATTCTCTTTGAGCTTGAGAGCGCCGCATACGTCCGCGATCATCATGGCGAAGTTGGCCACGTCGGCGGCCTCGGCACCAACACGCGGGACGGTGTCTTCCATGACCCAGCTGTCGCCCCACATCAGGCGTTTGGCGTTCCGACGTAGAGCCGCAAGAAGCTCGGCACTTTCCTGTCCGAGGCGCTCAAACAGGTCTAGGTCGGTATCGTCCTTCCAACCCGGCTTGTGGTCATTGGCCCGAAGCTGCGCCTCCATCAGATCGGCAAACGCGCGGACTTCAGGTCTCCACTCCCCCATCTCTGGGGAGGGGTGAGAGAGGAAAGCCGCCCGCTCGCTTTTGGTTTGAAACGGGAACGCGGCCTTGAGGATGCTATCGACCTCGGCTTGCGAGTAGGTCCGCGCCCCACCCTCTCCTCCGGTAGATGGGGGAGAGAGGGCGGCGAGGACGCTTTGGAGGTCTAGCCGGTCGCCCTCGCCCCAACGGATCAAGCGCGCGGGCTTTTCGGCGACGATAGCCAATCGCTCCGCAGCGCCTTCTCTCTCAACCTCGGGCGCGCGGGAGAGGGCGGCACGCTCTTTGGCGAACGACCGATTGAACGCCTCGCTGACGCTGTTTGGGCACTCCGACGAGTGCCGGAAGCCGTTCTTGTAGATCCAACGCAACGCGGCGTTCGCCCTATCGAGCACGGTCTTTTCTGTTTCAGTCATGGTGATGTCCTTCGGCACGTTTTCCGTCATTGCGGGAACGATTGGGTCGTGCATGTCAGCGTCCATTAACGAGAATGCTTTTCAGGATGGCGTTAGCGATCTCTTCGGCGAGGTCGGCGGAGATCTCCACTTGTGGCATTGCAAGTCCGCCGTTTTCGTTGAACCGATCTTGAATCGTGAAGCTCCCGTTAGCCTCGCGCCAAACTGAGATGCACTCGTCATTCTCGTCGGCTTGGATCAGGTGTTGAGCGGTCATTCTCACGCCCCCCGAATATCTTGGAGGGCGTTCCAGACGCTAAGGTCGCTGACCTCGGTGAAGACCCCAACCCGCATGCAAGAGCAATATTTGCGGCACTCATAAACCTGCTCGACCGAGCGAACTGCATCGAAATTTACCATCTTGGCGGCGGTCCAGTAGGCGATCCAAGTTTTGATTTCTGCGTGCGTCATGTCGTTCTCCTTGTGTATCTCCACACTACCCGACGCCAAGCGGATTGCAAGGGTTATTTGATATGAAGTCATGCGAGGGTTGACATATGCTATTTATCGCGTAGGCTGAGACCATGACGAAAGAGGAATTCAAAGAAGCCGGTCAGCGCCTATGTGGGCGGTACGGATGGCAGAAGGAGTTAGCCGAGAGGCTGGGCAAGCGCCCGGAAACGATCTCTCGGTACACTACCGGAAAGACCGAAGTTCCGCGCATCGTAGAGTTGGCCCTCAGAGGTTTGGAAAGTCAGCGATGATCCGAGAAGCCCTTAAGATCCTAGCCGCCCTGCTAGAGAATTGCGCCAGCGCGATCAACGAGCGTCTAGATCCGCCGTTGCCTATGGTGAGCCGTGAAGCCGTCGAGACGGTAAATTGGTTGATCGTTCAGCGCATGGCCGCGCCAATTCCCGCCAACGACGAAACCATAACGAGGCATTGAGCCATGATCGAGGAAATGAAGAACGACCCCTGGCTTGGTCCCGTTGTGAATATCCCGTCGCCTCCGCGCGGCTACGTCCACCTAAGCCCAGAAGCCACCGATCAGCTTAACCGCATCGAAGAGATGTTGAAGCGCCTGATTGGCGAGGATGAGAGCCTGTCCGCCGATGGATCGGTTTCCATAGCTGATTGGCTGGAGTTGGCTCGCAAAGAGCCTGACGCCGTGGTTACAATCACAGAGGATGGCCGCACGATGTACGAGGTGGATAAGCCATGAGCGAGATGATCGAACGTGTGGCGACGGCGTGGAAAGACGAGTTTAAGCGCTGGGTTGGGCGCACGAACAAGATGCGCGACGACGACAAGTGCTATGAAGTCTGCCGGTTTGACGACAGCGGCTTCACCGGGTCGTTCAGCGAAATCCACGCTTTCGCGGGGTATCGAAAGTCCTGCACCTTTCACGAGGCGATTAGGGTCGAACGCGCCGCCCGCGCAGCAATTGAGGCCATGCGAGAGCCTACCCAAGCCATGCTGGATGCAACGGGCGAGGTCGGCGTCCCTGACCGGGTTTATCGCGAATACTGGCAAGCTATGATTGATGAGGCTCTGAAATGAAGCTCTCTCAACTCACATAAAGCCTAGTCATAATCATGCTGTTTGCGGCCATGATGGTGCTGTTCTACGGGAGTCGGGCTTAACTTCCCATCCGAACCAATATAGACTGCAATCTCAACCACGTAGGCAGAAACACATGGCTGAATCCTGGATCATCAAGCGCCCAAACAACCGCGAGGAAACGCATCCTGGCCCGGTTGAGTTTGGCGATGGAATCCTGAAGCTTATGGAGATGGTCGAGGCTGATCCTCCATACGCACGCACCCGAAAAGCCTATGCTCCGATGGCCTGGGAATGGGCTGAGCGTAAACCGGAGAGTGTGTGATGCCAGCCATCCCAATCTCCGTACAGCGACAGCTTGACGATGACCGCCCAGAGATTCACTGGAAGGTGCGAGGGCAGTGGTTCGGAATGAGCGCTCCACACAACAAGGTTGAGCAGATGTGGGCGGCGGCAAAGCGTGCCCATGATTTTCAGTCCGGCGATCCAAATTTCAACCAAAGCGTTGAAGAGTTTGCCATGAAGGTTTTGGAGAGCAAGCATGCCAAGCGGTAACGCAATCTACACATACACTGGCAAAGAGCCCTCGGTAACGATCCAGGGCCATGAGTTCGTGAAGGACAAGCCAATCCTCGTCAGGGACAATGGCGTGATCGCCGTGCTTGAGGGGCGTAAGGATTTCGAGATTCAGCATAAGCCAGAATTGATCACTGGTTCCACCATCCCGGCTGGTGGCGAAGTTATGCGAGACACTGAGCAGCCTCGAAAACTGGTCAGTGAAAGCCGGGACAATCCTTCCGCCAAGCCAAAAGGCAAAGCGAAGTGAGCGCCCTAGGCGAAACCTCTGAGCGATATTCGTTCAACGATAATTCAGAAGCCGCATTCCATAAGAACCGCCCAGACTACGAACTCATCGAAAAGCGCAGAGAAACCCTCTGGGAAGCCCTCAAGATGACACCCGAAGAGATCGAGACGGCTAAGCGAGCGTGTAAGGACGTGAAGCCGCTCAGGTGATGCCCGTAAGTAATTTGGGCTACGTGCGGATTGTGGGTTGCGCATCATGATATTATCCGTATGTTGGTTCTCACGAACGGGGCAACGCCCCACCCTGAGAAGGAAGATCGAGATGGCCGCCCTCAAGATGAATTCAAATCGCGCCGGTCTGAACCGCCAGATCGTCAACGAGGGTGTGGGGGTGTACCGCTGGACAATTCGCAAAAACGGCGAGGTTGTTTCCACTGGTGTCGAGCGTGTTCTGGATGACGCAAGGCGAGTGGTTCGCTCGACCACGGCCTTTCTGACCCGCTAGGCGCGCGATGACTGGTGACGAACTCCGAGACGCCCGCGCCACTCTCGGCGCGCTGTGGGGCTTCGGCCGCCCGCTACATGCCTCTGAGCTGGGGCGGGCGCTGCGCCTTGGTGGTCGCGATCCCGGCGAGAGCATCCGAGACTATGAGCGCGGCAAGACCAAGATCAGCGGGCCTATGTCCGTGGCGGTGGAGATGATGCTATCAGGCGCACTTCCTCCCGGTGGCGTTGCGGCGATTGATAAGGCATAATCCCCACAAGCGTAGTAACACGAACAGCCGCAAATCCCCAGCGGCAAGGTAGAAGATAGAGTGCCAGCGGGAAGACCGACCGCGTTCAAGCCTGAGTATGTCGAGCAGGCTAAGAAGCTTGCGGAGCTTGGAGCGACCGACCGCGAGTTGGCCGAATTCTTCTATGTGTCTGAGTCCACGTTGTATCTATGGAAGCACACTCAGCCTGAATTTTCGGAGGCCCTAAAGCTCGGCAAGGAAGCATCCGACGCGAGAGTGGTTCAATCCCTCTACCGCAGAGCTATTGGATACAGCCATGACGCGGTGAAGATCATGACCGTTGACGGCTCTGTGCAAGAAGTTCCTTACGTCGAGCATTACCCGCCAGACACCACGGCAGGCATCTTCTGGCTGAAGAACCGAGACCCTGAACGCTGGCGTGATAAGCGAGAGCTAGAGGTCTCTATGGATGAGAGCCTAGCGAACCGTCTCAACAGTGCGAGCAAGCGTGTCAGCGGCTCGTGACCTAGAAGGTGAGCTGATCGAGGCTGTAGCTTCGTTCATCCACGATCCATTGAAAGCCGTTCTGTTCTCCTATCCGTGGGGAGAGAAGGGAACGCCGCTAGAGGACAAGGACGGTCCTAGCGATTGGCAGCGCGATGTTCTTCAGGATGTAAGGGACGGCCTTCTAACTGTTGATCAGGCTGTTCAGGTCGCGGTGGCATCAGGTCACGGAGTCGGAAAAACGACGCTGGTCTCATGGCTGCTCATGTGGGCCATGTCTCAGCCGGATACGCGTGGCGTCATCACGGCTAACACTGAGAACCAGCTACGCACCAAGACTTGGGCCGAGCTTGCCAAGTGGCATAGGCTCTGCATCTATGGCCATTGGTTTCAGCTAACCGCAACGGCCCTATTCTCCAAGGAGAAGGCTCACGAGAAGACATGGCGCATTGACGCCGTGCCGTGGTCTGAGTCCAACACCGAAGCCTTCGCGGGCCTGCACAATGAAGGTCGCCGCATCATCGTCGTGTTCGATGAGGCATCGGCTATTCCGGACATCATCTGGGAGACTACTGAGGGCGCGCTGACCGACGCCAACACCGAGATCATGTGGCTGGCCTTTGGCAACCCGACGCGGAACACCGGACGCTTCAAGGAGTGCTTTGGCAGGTTCCGCCACCGCTGGAACACCCGCCAAGTCGATAGCCGTACGGTGGACATCACCAACAAAGAGCAGATCGCTCAGTGGGTGACGGACTACGGCGAGGATAGTGACTTCGTTCGTGTCCGCGTCCGTGGCGTATTCCCTCGCGCTGGATCCACGCAGTTCATCAGCGGGGAGTTGGTGGACGAGGCTCGTAAGCGTGAGGTTCAGGTGCATGTGGCTGACCCGCTCATCATGGGCGTGGACGTGGCTAGGTTCGGCGATGACCAGACGGTTATCTGCTTCCGCAAGGGGCGTGACGCTCACTCGACGGAATGGAAGACGCTGCGTGGTCAGGACACCATGCAGGTCGCGGCGAGAGTGGCCGAAGAGTTCCGTATTCACATGCCCGCCGCTGTGTTCGTTGACGAGGGTGGCCTGGGTGCTGGCGTGGTGGATAGGCTCAAGCAGCTCCGCGTGCCGGTGATCGGCGTGAACTTCGGCGCTCGACCCGATAGCCTGATGATTGACGGCGAAACCAAGGTCAGGAACAAGCGCGCTGAGATGTGGGCGCTGATGCGTGCATGGCTCAAAGGCGGCGCTATTCCAGACGATCACGAACTTGCTGCGGACCTGACCGGAGTAGAGTATGGTTTCGATGAAAACCAAGCAGTCCAATTGGAGAAGAAGGAAAGCATGAAGAAGCGGGGTCTTGCATCGCCTGATAAGGGTGACGCTCTCGCTCTCACGTTTGCCTATCCGGTGGGAATGCCTGACGAGGAATACGAACGTGACGGGCGGCGTGAAGTGAACAGCACATCGGGATATTAGGGGCGGCCATGTCTGACATTGCTTACGCTGACGACGAGTTCGTAGACATCGACCAGGACCCGATGCTGGGTCAGGCTGACGAGTTCGATGTTGAGGATGAGGGTGTCGATACTGACGATACCCCTTGGCTGATCAAGGCTATCAACTCGCCCAACCTCGCGTTTGAGCTAGACGACCGGATTCTCCAGGCTATCGGCGCTAAGGTCTGCGACGAGTTCGACATGGACTGTCAGTCCCGCAAGGACGAGGGGTGGGACGAGATCTACGAGAACAGCATGGAACTCGCCATGCAGGTCAAGAAGGCCAAGACCTACCCGTGGCAGGACGCCGCGAACATCAAGTATCCGCTGCTGACCACCGCATCCATCCAGTTCGCCGCGCGCGCCTATCCCGCCATTGTGGACGGCTGGAACGTGGTGAAGGGCAAGGTTCTCGGTCAGCCTTCTGATGAGAAGCGCCAGCGCGCCGACCGTATGGCCGCGCACATGAGCTATCAGCTTCTGGAGGAAATGGAGGGCTGGGAGGAGGACACTGACCGGCTTCTCCACATGCTGCCCATCACTGGCTGTGTGTTCCGGAAGACGTACTTTGACCCGCAGAAGGGCACGAACTGCTCCGAGTTGGTCTCGCCGGACAAGGGCGTGGCGAACTACTGGACGCGGGACATGGAGACGTGCCCTCGCTTCACGCATGTCTGCACCTATTACCGCAATGAGTGCGAGGAGAAGTTCCGAGCTGAGGTCTGGAAGCGCATTGAGATGGGCGCTTCGGCTAGTGACGATGAGTACGCGCCCGAGGAATATCTGGAGCAACACCGGCTGTGGGATATTGACGATGATGGCTACCCGGAACCGTACATCGTCACCGTTCACAAGGAATCTCAGCAGGTGGTGCGTATCGTCGCGCGCTTTGACGAGGAAGGTATCGTCATGCGTAACGGCGAGGTCGAGCGCATCGAGCCGGTTCGCTACTTCACCAAGTACAGCTTCATGCCTTCCCCGGACGGCAGCTTCTACGACATCGGCTTTGGATCTCTGCTCAACTCACTGAGTGAGACGATCAACAGCACCATCAACATGCTGATGGACGCTGGCCACTTGGCGAACATTCAGGGTGGCTTCCTCGGGGCTGGGATCAGCCTGCGTAGCGGCAACATGCCCATCAAGCCGGGTGAGTGGCGTCGGGTGCAGTCCACGGGCCAGAGCCTGCGTGACAGCATCGTGCCGCTTCCGGTCAAGGAGCCCTCGGCGGTTCTGTTCAACCTGCTAGGCATGCTAATCGAGTCCGCAAAGGACATCACGGCGACCAAGGACGTGCTGACCGGGGATTCCACGCCTCAGAACCAGCCCGTGGGCACGACGCTGGCGTTGATCGAGCAGGGCCTGAAGGTCTACTCGGCGATCTACAAGCGTATCCACCGGGCCTTCCGCCAAGAGCTTGCCAAGCTGCGTCGGTTGAACAAGCTGTATCTGGACCCGCAAGCCTACTTCACGTTCCAAGACGTTGAGGGCGTGGTGAGCCAGGAGGATTACGCCTCCGAGGACGCCGATGTGATCCCGGTCAGCGACCCGACGATTGTCATGGATAGCCAGCGCCTAGGCCGCGCTCAGTACCTGATGCAGTTCATTGGCAATCCTCTGATGGATCAGAAGGCCATCATCGAATACGCGCTGGAAGCTGGGTCCATCCCAGACACGGAAAGCTTCTTCGTGAAGGAGCAAGGTCCGAGCCCCGAAGTCATGATTAAGGGCAAGGAGTTGGAGCTGAAAGAGAAGGATCTCGCGGTCAAGGGCCGTGGCATCCAGATCAATCAGTACAAGGCCGAAACCGACCGCATGAAGATCGAGGGCGTTCCGGCCAAGACCACCGCAGAAGCCATCCGCACCATCTACGAAGCCGCAGCCATAAGAGAAGAGCATGGACTCCAAGATATTCAACCCGGAGAGCTTCAGAGCTTGGAAGGACCACCCGTCGAACCAGCCATTCTTCCAGTTCCTCAAGGACCAACAGGCCCGGTTGATCAAGGAATGGTCGGAGACGGAGGGGGAGATGCACCCGTTCAGCCGCCCCAAGGCCCTCCTCCTGGGGGAGTTGGCGGACCTGAGATGGTCTGACGTAGCCGGTTTTTACGAAATACCCGAAGAAGGAAATCAGAAGTGACTGACCAAAAGACTTATGACCCGAAGGACGGAGCGTTGCCGGTATCCGGTTACAAGCCGCAGACGCAAAGCAAGGTTGACACCGTTAACGAGTTTAAGGCTGACGAGGAGCGGATCCTTCGCAAGATCGAAGCCCTGATGGTTTCCGGTGATGTTGATGGCCGCTGGATGGCCATCGGCCGCACTCAGCTAGAGCAAGCCTTCATGGCTATCAATCGTTCAGTGTTTCAACCGGGTCGCGCGTCTCTTCCAGAAGATCAAGAATAGCCCCTAGAGGGCGTAGCAAGAAAGTAAGCAGACATGAGTAACGAGTCAGGCATTCGCCCACTCGATTTGAAGGTTCTCCTCCTTCCCGAAAAGACCGAGGAGGTGACTAAGGGCGGCGTCTATCTACCGGATGCCGTGAAGGACAAAGAGAAGTTCGCCGCTGTACGCGCAACGCTAATTGCGGTGGGTCAGAATGCCTTCCGTGAATGGGGCGCTGGCGCTGCTCCCGAGGTTGGAGCCACGGTGATGACCGCTCAATACGCGGGCCTTCGTCAAAAGGGCGCTGACGGCCAGGATTACATTATCTGCAATGATGTCGATGTAATCGGGGTTCTGGAGGCTGCTCAATGATCACTCCCGTAGGTGTCCTCCAAGAGAATAAGGAAGCGGCCCTCACGGCCATCACAGAGCTTGAGAAGACCATCGCTGACAGCACGGTGAGCATCGAGGCGTATCGCGAGTTTATCGAGTCGGTGAATGACGCCATCGCCACGTTGGAGCGTGTCGGGACCAAGCTACCACCGCCCCAGACGATTGAGGCCAAGGCCGTAGAGGTCAATAAGCCCCAGAAGGTGAAGAAATGAGCGACACGCTGAACGCTGAGACCGATCAGGTCCACGACGATACCCCGCAAAGCCAATCTGACGACGCGGAATCCAAAGCCCTGCGTATGGGCTGGCGTCCCAAGGAGGAATTCAAGGGCGACGAAACGAAGTGGGTAGACGCTGAGACCTTCGTCAAGCGCGGCGAAGAGGTTCTGCCCTTCGTCCAGGCCAACAACAAGGCGTTGGAGAAGTCCAACAAGGAGCTAGCCTCCAAGCTTGCCAAGGTTGAGCGGACGCTGAAGGAATTCGGCGATTTCCACTCCAAAACCGAAAAGCGCATGTATGCCCAGGCCATGCAGGATCTAGAGGCTCGCCACGCTAACGCGGTTGAGGCCGGGGATCTGCAAGCGGCCCGCGCCGTGACCAAGGAGATGACCGCTCTTGCCGCTGACGCCACTCCTGAGCGCAGCACGGAAGCCCACCCGAACGGTTGGACGGCTGACTATGCGAGCGCCGTGGACAGCTTCCAAGAGGCCAATCCGTGGTTCGGCTCTGATCGTACCATGACCATCTTCGCGAAGGGTCTGGATGAGGAGCTTGCGGCTGACGGGATGGAGCCCAAAGCGCGGCTGAAGGAGATCGCTCGCCAAGCCCGCGTTGAGTTCCCGCAGAAGTTCGAGAACCCCGCTCGTCGCAACGCTGCGGCTGTCGAGGGTGGTGGGAACGGACGTCCGGCTGGTGGGGGCAAGACCTATGCCAACCTCCCGCCTGAGGCCAAAGCTCAATGCGACCGCTTCGTGAAGTCCATTCCGGGCTTTACCCGTGACAAGTTCGTGTCCTCATACGAGTGGAATTGATCATGACTGACGAAACCTACACCGCCCCGCGTCGTGGCCGTCCGCCGATGAGCCGGGAAGATGTCACCACGCAAGAGGCTCCGATGGACGCCGTTCCGCCCCGCACCCGCCGTAAGCGCGACCCGGTTGGCGGCTTCAAGCAGCGCTTGGACGCCCCTCAACGTGCGGGCTATCAACGCCGCTGGGTCAACGATGATGGAGTGCGCCCAGAGCTGCTTCACACCGACCTAGCATACGACTTTGTCATTGAGCCGAATACTGATACACACGGCCAAGGCACTAGGGTTTCCCGAGTTGTAGGCAGAAAAGCCTCGGGCGAACCGCAATACGCTTACCTCATGGAGACTCCTGTTGAGGAATACGCCGTGGGTGTTGCGGAGAAGGAAGACCGCCTAAAGCCGTTCGAAGAAGCAATCAGGTCCAATCAGGACACGACCGGCGCTCTCAAGCAGGCGGAAATGTACCAGCCTCGTGCTGGCAGCTCTCTCAAACGCTCTTAACCTGGAGTTTTCTCAATGGCTAACGCCAATACTCCATTCGGCTTCCGCCCTGTCGCGGACCTGAATGGCGGCGTTTCCACGGGGGGTGTCCGACAGTTCGCTGTCAAATCCACCGATGGAACCGCCCTATACGTCGGTGACGCCGTAGTTCTTGCGGGCACTGGGTCCACGATCAACGGGATTGTCTATCCCGACGTGGTTCGCGCCGCTAACACGGACGTCATGCAAGGCGTGATCGTCGGCTTCCTCGCGGCGACGCGGGATTCCACCGTCTATCGCGTGGCCTCGACTGAGCGCATTGCTCTCGTCGCGACCGACCCGGACGGCCTCTACATGATCCAAGAGGGCGGCTCCGGTACGGCCCTTACGGTTGACGATGTGGGCCTCAACATCAACTACACCGTGGTCGCTGGCTCGACCGTCACCGGCTACTCGGGGACGATCCTGGACAACGCTACGGAAGCCACTTCCAACCTGCTGCCGCTTCAGCTCGTTGGGTTCGCGAACATCCCGAATAACGAAATCGGGTACTACGCGAAGTGGGTCGTGCGCTTCAACCGCGCTCAGTTCGCTAACCAAGTCGCGGGGGTCTAATCAATGGCTGGTCCTGTTATCTCCACTGGTTCAATCCCCAAGCTACTTTGGCCGGGTCTGAACGCCATCTGGGGTCAAGAGTACAAAGACCTCGATCAGCAATGGCGCGATCTGTACGAGGTCCAAACCTCGGACAAGAACTACGAAGAAGACGTGCTGCTCCCAGGCTTCGGTCTGGCTCCGGTCAAGCCGGAAGGCATGAGCACCAGCTTCGACACGACCCAGCAAGGGTTCACGTCGCGCTATACGCACGTCGCCTACGGTCTCGGCTTCATCCTGACCTTCGAGATGATCGAAGACAATCTGTATGAAAAGGCCGCGATGAACCAAACGGGCAAGCTCGCTCGTTCGTTCAAGCAGACCAAAGAGAACGTGGCCGCGAACGTCTACAATCGGGCGTTCAATCCGCTGTATCTCGGCGGTGACGGCGTTTCGCTCCTCAATGCTTCGCACCCCACCCAATCGGGCCTGCAAAGCAACATCCTGGCGACCCCGGCTGACCTGTCGGAAGCGGCCCTGGAAGACATCACCATTCAGATCATGAATGCGGTGGACGACCGTGGTCTTCGTATCGCCCTGATGGGGGAATCTCTGCACGTGGCCCCGGCCAACGTGTTCGAGGCGACCCGCATCCTGCAAAGCCAACTGCAAAACGACACCGCGAACAACGCCATTAACGCCGTGAAGGCGCAGGGCCTGTTCCCCAAGGGCGTCAAGGTCAACAACTACTTCACCGACCCTGATGCGTGGTTCGTCCGCACCGACTGCCCTGACTCGATGAAGTTCTTTGAACGGAACCGGGCCATGTTCGCTCAAGACAACGACTTCGACACCAGCAACCTGAAGTATAAGGGTTACGAAAGATATAGTGCGGGCTGGTCTGACTGGCGCGGCGTTTTTTCGAGCGCGGGAAGTTGAGGCCTGTAAAATAGGGGTTTCTACCATCTAAAACATAGTCTAGGGTGTGGGTTCCAATATACGGAAGGAACCCACACCTTGGAACCGAAGACAAAGACCTACCAACTCGGACGGCTCAACAGCCCGAGAAATATGACGGACACCGAGGCGGCATATTGGGCCGCGATCATCGACGGCGAGGGATCTATTTGCATCACTCGGGCCTCGATGCCGGATCAGCATCGCCCTCAGTACCGCATGGTGCTCAGCGTCGCTAACACCAACATGGATCTACTCGACGCTCTGGCCCGAATGGTTGGAGTCGGCGGTCTTACGTGGACAGACAAATTCAATGAAAAGTGGAAGTCCAAGGGACAGCTCGTCATAAACCACGAGGCGGCGGATTTTGTCATTCGGCAGTGCTATCCATTCTTGGTCGGAAAGCGGGAGCAAGCAGAAACCGCTATGGAGTTCATGCGGCTAAAGCGTGAATGGTCCAAATCGAACGACAATCATGTTCAGCAGGCCGAGCTATACGAAAAATCCAAGCTCCTTAACGGCAGGGGAAGCGCCCACCAGAAGCCCTATACGTTTGAGCAATCTCACCCCGAGCCGACTAGGCTCTGCGAATACGAAGGATGCTCTGAAAAACATTACGGCAACGGCTTCTGTCGTAAGCACTATCGTTGGATTTATGAGGGGAAAACCTGGACCCCAGAAACCACTCTTGCTTGTAAGGGCTGCGGGGAAAGGCTTCCCCCGAACACCCGGCTGACAAAGCTGTACTGCACCACATCCTGCAAGATGAAATACCATCGGCGCGAGGGCAGCTATTCAGCCGAAGCCCTGGCAGATGCCCCCAAGTGCAGCGAGGATGGTTGCGACCGCCCCCGCCAAGCTCAGGGCCTGTGCCGTCGTCACTATATGCAGAAGTGGCATGCGGCCAAGAAAGCTCAGGTAGACTAACTCCCCCGAACTATGGCACTGTAAGCACAGCCGAAGCTTCTATGGCTTCATGGCGAGAAGGTAGAGCGGAAGCCTCCGGGCCAAGCCACAAACAACTCTCTCGATGGCGCGGTCTCTGGGCCGCGTTCAACCATGAACGCCATAGGAGATATCATGGCTGCTCCCACCCGCTTTCCCTCGGGCGTCACGAACTCGTCGCCCCGCGCTACTCTCGGCAATCTCGGCGTTCCCGATCCGTCGAAGTGGCACGCCTTTTTCGATGACTTCGACCGCTACACCGCAGCCAACTGGACCGTTACGGCGGTTGGTGCTGGCACCCAGGCCCTGACGGCTGGTGACGGCGGTCTGCTGCTGCTGACCAACGCGGCGGCTGATGACAACTCCATCTTCATGCAGAACAGCGTCGCTTCGTTCCTGATGGAAGCTGGCAAGCGCGCGTTCATGAAGATGCGCTTCAAGGTCTCTGACGCCACGCAGAGCGACTTCATTGCGGGCCTCGTGATCACCGATACGACCCCGCTGGACGCCACGGACGGCATCTACTTCATGAAGGACGACGGTGACGCGCAACTGGACTTCTACGTCCGGAAAGACGCCACCACGGGCTCGCTCAGCGCGACCAATGTCGCCACGCTGGTTAGCGACACCTACATGACCATCGGCTGGGCCTACAACGGCAAGGGTGAGGTCGCGTACTTCGTCAACGACGTACAGCTCGGCACGCTCGCGGCTACCTCGACCAATCTTCCTGACGCGAACCTCGCCGTTAGCTTCGGCATCCAGAACGGTGAGGCCGTGGCTAAGAACATGACGGTCGATTTCGTCGGCTTCTGGAAGGAGCGCTGATCATGGCTAAAGGATGCGGAAAGCAAACCGTTACCCCGGCTGCTCAAGCCAAGCGCGATAGCGGTTATCGTCAACGTTTTGCCATTGGCACGACCCAGCAACCCGCCTCGCCCAAGCTGGTGAAGAAATGACTTCGGGTTACGGTCAGCGCCAAGGTTTCGGAGGCCAGCAAAAACCTGGAGACTGGAGAGTTATAGATGATCGAACTGGATTTAAAGTTTGGGCGAGCGATTGCAAAGTAGAGTGGGACAATCTATTCTGCGTAGATATTGATGAGAGAAACCCTCAAGATTTTCTTCGCGGCGTTCCCGATCCCCAGGTTGTCTCGCCTGTCCGCCCCGAACAGCCAGACCACTTCCTATCGGCCCCCGTAACGCCGGATGATCTCTGATGCCGACATCGGGCCAAGTCGACTTCCAACTCAACAGCCGGGACATCATCACGCAGGCATTGCGCCTAATTCGCGTATGCCCTGCGGGTGAGGATCCGACTGCGGATGATGCTGCGGATGGCCTTGTCGCGCTGAACCTGATGCTGAAGACGTGGGGGACGAACCGCCACCTCTGGCTCACCACTTGGGGCTCCTTCCCGCTGGTGGCCGATCAGCGTGACTATCTGGTTCCAGCCGCTCGCCGGGTGAATGACGTCCAGCGTCGGCTGTTGGTCAACATGATTGACACGCCGATGATCGAGATGGCTCGGCTTCAGTACGATGAGCAGCCGAACAAGTTCACACCATCTATCCCTGTCCAGTATTATTTCAATCCTTTGGATGATACGCGGACCATCTACCTATGGCCCCCGCCGAGCGCCGAGACGGCCCCGCAATACGAGATTCACTACACCTATCAGCGGGTGATTGAGAACGCGGACACCTTGGATAACACCGAGGATCTTCCGCAGGAGTGGCTACAGACGCTGGTCTATAACCTCGCTGATCTGCTGATGGACTACCACGACGTCGATTATCCGAAGATCACCGCTCGCGCCGCGATGCTTCTGAACGCTCTTTCGGCCCAAGACGAGGAGCAAGTATCCGTGTTCCTGCAACCCCAATATCGTTACTAGGAGCCTCTGATGGCTGTTGAACGTTCTCAGGAGCACATTCTAGGCCGAGCCCTAGCGGTTGTTCCGATCCCGGTTTCTGCGATTGCTCACCCGAGCAGCAGGCCCACGCCCACGGACGGCCTTGCGCTTACCGTCGTCCTGATTGACGCGGCCACGGGGCTTCCATACGTCGCTTCTGGCGGGGGCGGGGGTGGTTCTGCCCAGATGACCGCCACGGCTGCGGCTCCGACCTATGTGGAAGGCAGCTCGACCAACCCTCTTAGTTCCAACCTGACGGGAGACCTTCGGGTCATCGCCAAGCAGAACGGCACATGGACCGTTGGCCTATCGGCGGGATCTGCGGCTATCGGGTCTGCAACGGCGACGGGGAATGTCGCGCACGACGCTGCGGACACCGGCAATCCCGTCAAGGTCGGCGGACGGGCAACGGCGGCGGCTCCCGCTGCGGTGGCCAATGGGGATCGGTCTGACTTCTTCACCGACCTCCTAGGAAGCCTTCGCACTCTAATCGTTGACGGCGCGGGCGCGCCGCTCGACTACACAATCCCGGCGATCACTGAAGGGCCTGCGGTCGCAGGGACGGCCGTTGGCACACTTAAGCCCACGCTCGGCGGCGGCCGAGGATCTACGGCGAACCCAACGGCCGTTACCGACGGTCAGATCCAGCGCCTGATGCTGGACAAGGTCGGGCGCACCGCGACGGTCCCCCACCAGATCCGCGATCTCTGCGCCGATACGGCCATCACGATCACTTCGACTACCACTGCGGCGGATTTGATCGCAGCCGTAGCGTCCACGTCCGTGGATATCGTCTCCGTCACGATGGTGAACACGTCGGCTACTGGCACGGCGGTGCAGATCTTGAACGCCGACGGCACCACTGTGCGCTGGACTGGCTACTGCCCTCCGACGGACATGCGCGGCATTGTCTTGCCGGTCCCGCTTAAGGGCGCGGCGCTGAACTCGAAGTGGATGGCTAAAACGCTGACCTCAGTCTCGGCAGTGACGATCACTGTCCAATATGTGCTGAACACCTAAGATGGCGATCGGCACGCCAGTCAACCAAGGAGTAAATTCCGGTGCCTCCGGCGGCTCTGCTACGGTGGCGATTACGACGCTTGCGACCGTTTCGGCCGGAGATTTGATCTGGGTCGCCAGCTTGACGACGGGCGGTCAAGTGATGACCTCGATTGCGGACAGCCTGGGAAATAACTACACGCTGACGTCTGCTCTCGCGGGGTTCGGCATGATCTGCGGCTACCTTATAGCGCCCAGCTCAGTGCCAAGCGGCACGACGATCACCCTTACGTGGGCTTCTGCGGCGGGCAGGAAGTATGCCACGGCCACTTCCGTTTCTGGGATCGCGCCGTCGGCACCATTGATTCAACTTGGAACTGAAACTCAGACGACCAGTTCGACGGTGACGTTGGTCACGTCGGCGCTATCTGACCCAAATGCCATTATTTTCGTCCCCATCTACATTAGCCAGGGTTCTGCTGACGGATGGGTAGAAGACCCTGCATTTACCGGCTTGGCCACGGTAGCTCTAGACACCAGAATTCTGCGTCAAGCATATGAGGTCGTGAACGCTACAACCGCTGTCACCTATACGGCCATCAATGGCAGCCCGGTCCCAGTGTCAAGAACATGGACCGGATTATATGCTGTCTTCAAAGCGGCCTCCTCGGCACCCCCAAGCACGACTGGAACGGCCTTGATGATGGGAGTCGGCTGATGGCTAGTAGTGGAAACTTTCTCCGACTTCGTGGCAGGTCGGCGGCAGTACCATCTGATTATCCGCCCGGTGTGATTGCTAAGGGACTTCAGGCCGTCTGGGATTTACAGACGACGGCAGGCATTAAGCTTCCCACGAACAAGGTAGTTGGAGTGGATGCACTTCCGCCTGGCTTCGGGCTTAATGGCCGTAAGATCTTCGCGCCGGCCTCTGGAACCCATGCTTTTTCTAGGTATGACCTATCAGGGCATACGCTTTACGCAGAAGATAACGTAACCATAAACGTCGACAACTGTCGGTTTGCTGCCTCTCCGGCTGGTGATCCGCTTAACACCCAAGTGTTGATAGTGACGCCGCCGGGAGACACGGGATTAGCGACCGTTAACGCAACGTCTTGTACTTTTGACCTGTCTGGAAACGACAGCGTTCGGGAAAGCCCGATTCAAAACGGCGGCATCTTGAACATCAACGATTGCCGGATGAACGATTGCGCCCGTGACTTCATCAGTTCTGTCGGACCAGGAGATCCTGGGACTTGGGATGCGACGCCGCAAGAAGCGTTAACAGTAACGGACAGCTATCTTGGCTCGTTTGGTCAGAGGTCCGGACCTGGAGCCCACTTTGAAATGATCCATGCCCATCTGGGAGCCATGACTTTGACGCGGGTGTTTTTTGATGGTCGCGAAGAAATCAGTGTCGAGGATGGCCTAACGGGAATTGTCTACCCTCAAGCGCGGCTGGGTCCGCTCACGTGGTCCATGCAGAACTGCATATCCATTGGAACCGCGCCCACATTCAGCGGCCCCTGGAACATGCAATTTAGCAACAATCCAGATCAGGCCCAGCCAAACAACTTCGGCGTCATGGATGACAATGTGATGCAGAGCGGCTTGAGTGGTTATCTCAACAAGGGGACATCCGTCTTGTCCGGATCTGGAAATGTGGACTGGCAAACGGCGGCGCTTATTACCGATGGGGGGCTAACATAATGGTCGCAGTTCCCTTCAGCTTCGGCGCTTACCACCGCACGGGCTTCCCGCCTCTGACGCAGACGAACATGCTTGCCGAGCGTACGGCATCACAGATCGCTAACCCAATGGCGCTGATCCTGCGCCCTGGCCTCGATAACTTTGCGAATGTCGGCGCGGCTCCTTTGCGAGGTATCAACCGCAAGACCGGGCTATTCGATGAGGCGGCGATTGTCGTCTCTGCGAACGAGGTCTTTAGGCTCGCGCCTAGCTCAGCGGTTACGCAGCAAACCGGAATCCTTGAGACTGACGAGGGCCGCGTTCAAATCGCTATGGGCCGCAACAGCGACGGGGACAGCCAAGCCCGTATTGTTGACGGTCAGCGGATCTATCTGGTTGAGGGAACGACCGTCACGGCAGAGAACTTCCCGTCAGCCTCTGAGCAGGATGGGGCGGACTCGGTGGCCTACATCCGTCAGTTCTGGCTCGCGGTGAAGGCTGGAACGGCACAAGTCTATTATCTTGTGCCGGGGGACACCGATTGGAACGCACTTGAGTTCGCGACGGCAGAATATCAGCCCGACCCGATCATTTGCATTGGCATCCTCGGAGATCAAATCTTCCTGCTTGGAAGCGCATCCACGGAGGTTTGGGCGCTTACAGGAACCACTTCCCCGGCCATTGCGCCATACGGTGGCCTTGCGTGGGACTTGGGCTGTAAGGCCCGCGATACGGTCTGCAACATGCGTGGATCATCGCTGATTTGGGTGACGGACAAGTGCGAGGTGGTTCAGTCGTTCGGCTCTACGCCGCAGATCATTTCCGACAACGGGCTTGCGGAGCGGATTCGCCGTTCTGATCCGATGACGCTTCGCGCGTGGACGTTCTCCATTGATCAGCACATCTATTATGTTCTCAGCCTAGCCGATGAGACGTGGGTCTATGACGTCACCACAAAGCTATGGTCTAACTCGGCCAGCTATGACCGTGATTACTGGAGGGCTCATCTTGGCACTGATGTTTCGGGTGACGCTTATGCCCTAGACGCTCAGATTGGAAGCAATCAGGTCTGGAAGGTTAATCCCGATTCTCTGCTAGACGCGGGCGATCCGATCATAGCGACAGCAACGGCCTTCCACGAGACCAAGAGCGGGCGGCAAGGCTGCGGGAATATTAGCATCATCGCCTCTGTTGGGCTTGGCCTTCAGGAAGGTCAGGGCTCAAACCCAACCGTTGAGATGCGCTGGTCTGATGACCAAGGTCGTACATGGACGGATTGGAAAGATACATCGCTCGGGCGTGTCGGAAACTACGAAAAACGGGTAAGATGGAACCGTCTAGGACAAATCAGAGCGCCGGGTAGATACTTCCAGTTCCGTCGTTCAGACCCGGTTGTGTTCAGATTGTCTGATGTGAGGATGGATGAGCAGCTTTGAAACTCTTTCCGAGCGTTCCCATCGTGGAGAGCGGAGAGGCTTCCCAGGTCTTCCGCCGTCAGTGGCAGATTACACCGGCTCCGATTGGCAAGCAGCTATCTCCATTGGTTCCGGGCTTACCAATAGCCGAGAACGACGGGAGGCCGACGACGAGTTTTGGGCTTGTCTGGAAAGGCTCAAGACTTCCGACCTTGGACGAGCGGATTCCTATAGTGAATCCGGACGGAACCCCGACAAAGGAGTTCGTGCTGCTGTGCGAGAGGATCTAGCCTTCTGGGTGGATGTCGCGTCGCATCCTGACGTGCGCCATGTGCTGGACGGCATTGATCCGGAGCATATCGAAAAGGCGCTTCAGCCTCCGAACATCGCTCTGCGGTTTGAGCATGGTGGCTTCATCTTCGCCAAGTCCGATAGCTTCGGTCGGGTTTACGAGCTGCACACCCTGTTCAAGCCGGAAGGTTGGGGTAGGGAGGTGTTCTTCGCTGCTCGCCAAGCCTTTGATCGGATGTTCGAGGTTTGCGACCTGATCATCACCCACGAGACGCGCCACCCCCAATCTCGTCCGCCAAAGACCTTCCGGTTTATCCCGCTGGGTGATTTCGAGATGACCGAACACGGCGAGGCGCGACTGTGGATGCTGACCCGTGACGCCTGGATCGCCTCTCCCGCGAGGAAACACTAATGCCCATCGCCCCCGTTATCATCGCTGCTGGCATTGGCGCGGCTGGCACGGCTTATGCGTCTAGTCAGGCCAACAAAGGGATCAATAAGGGTATCGCTGCTCAAGAGCGGTCTGATGAGGCCAACCGCTTGCTACAGCAACAGGCCCTCCAACAGTCGCAGCAGAACAACGCCCCGTTCATGCAAGCTGGGTATGGAGCTCTGAACCAACTCGCCCAGCAATTTGGTCTTGGTCAGGTGTCCGGAGGTGGCGGGGCCACGCCTGGGGCTCCCCAAGGCGGCGGTGTCAACGATGGAAATCCGTATGATGAGTATGAGGCTGCCAACCCCGATCTAGCGGCGGAAGCACAGCGCGTCGTGGGTTCAGATCCGCGCTTCCAGAGCAAGGCTGATTACTACGCTTGGCACGACGCCAATTACGGCGGCGAAAACCGTGGGTCATTCACTGATAGCGCCCCCGTAGCCCAACCTCAGGCGCAACAGCCCGGAGCGCAACAGCCCACGGGGACCGGACAGAACTACGGCCCCACCTTCGCCGAGCGTGAGACCTATACGCGCCCCTCCATGCCGAGCCTGACGGCTGAGAACTACGTTGAGTCCCCAGGCTACCAGAACCGCCTCAAGCAGGCCGGACGGGCGACCAATGCTCAGTTCGCCGCACGGGGGATTCTAGGGTCCGGCGCTGCGGCCGAAGAGTTTGGCAAGCGCATGCAGAACATCGCCAACGACGACTTCAATTCGTGGGTGAATCATCAACTCAGCATCTATGACCGCCAAGCGAGCGAGTTCAATCAGGACCGGGCTTACGGAACCGGGGTTTATGACGCTGACCGGAACTATCTGACCAATCGTTTTGACGCCAATGTAGGCGATCTGTTCAGGCTTACTGGCATCGGCCAAAGCGCTGCGAACAATCAATCCAGTGCTCAGAACAACTACGCGGCCAATGTCGGCAATCAGAACCAGAACTATGCCAACAACCTTTCCTCGGCATACGGTCAGCAAGCGTCTAACAACGCATCGGCCTTTAACAACATTGCGGGGATTGGTCAGAATCTACTGACTAACTGGCAGACCAATCAGTCTTCCTCGCCAAGCAATAGCCTGACTAACTGGTCGCAAAACTGGGGAGGTGGTTCCTGATGGCTAACAATCTGATCAGCAATACTGTTCGCAGCACGGCTCCCAAGGCGCTTGGAAATCTTGTTGACGACGCAATCAGCGCTAGAACGTCTGGCTACAATGAACTCCAAGGATTTACCGAGGGTCTCGCTCAGAAGCGCGCCGGTCGCAATATGGCTGCGGGGAATCTTCCGGGTGCTGCTGCGGATCTGTACGGGGCTGGGATGCTCGATGCGGGTTATGGCGTTGAGAAAATCGGTGAGCAGCGTCAAGACCGCGCCGCCACTCAGGCCAAAACCGCCACCGATCAAGAGAAGGCTCGCCAAGCCGAAAGCCTTAAGTTCATGGCGCAGGCTGCGGGGGTGCTGCAAAAGATCCCTGAGGATCAGCGCTCTCAGGCTTATATCGAGAGAATCGCCCCGGCTCTGAAGGCTATGGGAGCGCCAGATGATGTGATCTCACAGGCTGGTCAGCACTTGGACGATCAGTCCTTGCAACTGTTTTCGGGACAAGTTGAGGAGGCGCTTAAGGGCGTTGTCATGGCCCCCGGCTCCCAACTGCGCGACCCCAAAACTGGCGCGCTGCTAGCTGAGGCCCCCTTCGCTCCTAGCTTCCAGAAAGTCGGAGAGGGGGAAACCCTGCTGCAAGTCGGTGGCGCAACTCCATCCGGGGCCAGCGGCGGCGGTGGCGCTCGCAATCAGCGCAACAACAATCCTGGCAACATCGAAGACGGACCTTTCGCTCAATCTCTTCCGGGCTATCAGGGCTCGGATGGGCGCTTTGCGATCTTTGCCGATGCTGGGTCGGGTCGTGCGGCGCAAGGTCGTTTGCTTCAATCCTACGGGCAGCGGGGCTTTGATACGGTTGAGAAGATCATCAACCGCTGGGCTCCGCCGTCCGACAACAACCCCACCGGGGCTTACGTGAACTTCGTCGCCAAGCGGCTGGGTGTTCCGGCTGGCCAGCAGTTGGACATGACCAACCCGCAAGTCGTCCAGGCGCTTGCCGGGGCTATCGAGGAGTTTGAGGGCGGTGGTCAGTCGGCGTCTAACCAGGGCGGGGGCGCTAGAGTCCTAGCTCAGGGGGCACCCAAAAAGGGCCGTGAGGTCGAGAATGCTTCCCCGGAAGAGATCATTGCTGCCGGGTATGCCCCCGGCACGCGCGCCCAGATTGACAGAAACACGGGCGAGCTTAAAAACATCAAGCAGCCAACGGAAAGCCAAACCAAAGCAGCCGCCTTCACGCGCCGGGTTCTGGATGCAAATGACCGGCTGAATGCTCTTGCCACCAAGGGCACGTTCAAGCCGTCGCCCCAACTGCTGATCTCCGAAAAGAACGGCGTCACACGCCTCGTTGCCAGCAACCCAACCGATAGGCAATTTGTACAGGCGGCTAAAGAGTGGCTGGCTCCGATCCTGCGTAAGGACACGGGTGCGGCGGTGACTGACTCCGAAATGATCGTGTACATGGACATGTACATCCCGAGGCCGGAAGACGACGTTGGAACCCTCCGTCAGAAAGCTAACGCCCGCCAAAGCGCCATGATCGCGCTCGCACAAGAAAGCGGCGGCGTGTTTGATGCGACGTATGGCAATCGCAAGTTCAAATCGTTCATGCCCTCGGAAAGCCGAAAGCGTGAGGAGTCTTCCAACACTTTCGATACTGATGCGGGCCAAGTCACAGTGAGGCCCCGCTGATGGCTTCTTTCGAGGTTAAGCTTCAGGATGGACGCACCGTCGATGTAGATGCGCCCAACGCCAAGGCTGCGGCTCAGGGCGCTGCTAAGTGGGCCAAGGCAAATCCCAAAGCGTCGTGGGGCTCCGACGTAGCGCGAAGCGCGGCCCAGGGCCTAGGCAAAGCCTTCACGGGCGTTGCTGGAGGCGTTGGGGATGCGCGCGATGTTGGTCACATGCTCGGAAATAAGCTGGGTGGCCTTCTTGGCGCAGACGCTGAACAACAACAGCGCGGCGCTCAGACCGCTCAGGCTTTGTCAGCCTTCAAGCCCGCCCCCACTAGCGGTGAGCTGAATCGCTTGACCGGATTGACCTATAAGCCCCAGACCCGAACCGGGAAGTTCTCTGAGGCTATTACGCAGAACGCAGGGGCGGTTCTAGTCCCAGGCAGTGTTGGCGTAAGGGCGGCTAACGTGCTGCTTCCAGCCGTTGCCGGGGAGGGTGCTGGGCAGATCGCAGAAGGGTTGGGCGCATCAGAGGGTGTGGCCGCCGCTGCGCGCTTGGGCGGGTCTCTTGTGGGCGCTGGATTGGCCTCCGTTCGTCCGGGTGCGCGCGGTGAGGCTAATATGCTGCGTGGTCAGGACCGAGACCGCATGGCTCAGCAAGCGGCCGGATTCCGTCAGTCTGGAATTGAGCCGACGCTAGTCGATGTCGTTGACGATGCGGGGCGCGGGACTATCCGCGCTGCGGCGTCTCGAATGACACCTGGGCGGCAATCCGCAACCGACTTTGCGGATGCGCGCTCCCTGAACCTTCCAGATCGGATGGGCCAGCAGGCTCGAAACATCCTATCGCAAGATCCACGCGCGCCACGCGAGATTGCCGCCGATCTAGCGCGAGGCCGTTCCGCTCAGGCCCGCCAGCAATTCGGAGCTGTTCGAGGTGATGTGCATCCGGTTTCGGAAGAAGGCGTCATGGCCCTCCGCAACCCCCTTGCGAATGAGGCCATTCGGGAATCTGTTCGCCGTGAGCGCGATCCTAACGTCAGGGCGATGCTGAACCGCCTTGCAGAAGACGCCCTGGATAACCCAGCCGGCGTTGAGATGTCTGTGGGAATGGCTGACCGCATTAGCCGAACTTTATTCGGGCGGGCACAGGCTGCTACGAGAGCCGGGGACAACGATCTCGCGGCGACCCTTAACGGTCTTGCGGATGACATCCGAGGCCCCATGCGCCAAGCCTCTCCCGGCTACCGCGATGCACTGTCCGGTTTCGGTGCGGAGAGCCGCTTGATGGAAGCGGCCGACCAAGGACAAGACTTCCTGGCGCGCAACACGGATGAGTTTATCGCAGCCACGCCCGGCCCCGGTGTTCCCGGAAACGACCTCGCCCGCGCCACAGCAAGACGTGCGATTGAGCGCGCTGCTGGCGAAAACACTTCAGCAGCTCCCGGTGTGGCGCGGCGCATTGCCAATGCTCCAGAGCAGCAAGCCCGAAACCGCGCACTGCTTGGCGAACAGGACGCTAACCGCCTTCAAAATGCGATGGCTGGCGAAGAGCGCCTTGTTCGGAATGCTCAGGACATCGCCCCCCGCTCCGGGTCTCAAACCCAGCTTCGCACTCAGGATGCCGCCAATATGCTCGGAACTGCGGGCCGAGCGGCTCGTGGAGATTGGGTCGGAGTGGCAATTGACTGGCTTAAATCTCGCGGCATGAACGACCGCCAAGCCCAAGCCCTCATTGAGGCCGCTACGGACCCCCGACGCACTGACGAGATTATCCGTCAGCTCGGAGAGGCCGACGCTCAACGCCTGATGCAAATCAGGAATGCAGCCAGCGTTGGGCTGCTAACAGCACCGCGAGCGCAGCCAGAATGAGAAAGTTGCTCCAGTCGAAATGCCACTCTCGGCGCTTACGAATGACTTTGAACTTCGCGTCTGTCACTTTCATCCGGGCACGGTAGCCCAAATTATAGGTTCTAGGTAGATGTCTGGGCAGATTTACGGCTTCAATCAGGTCTTCGACGCCAACGGGAATCCGCTCCCTGGTGCGAAGTTACTGACCCGCGTTCCTGGGGCCACTACGCCCAAGGCGACCTATGCGGATGCGACGCTCACGGTTCCTCTGTCGAACCCGGTGATTGCCGATAGCGGTGGGCGCTTCCCGCAGATCTTCGCTGACGAAGGGCAGGTGTTCGACCTCGTTCTGACTACGGCGACCGACGTCACGATTGACTCGTTCTACAACGTCACTGCGCTAGGGGCCTCTGGCAACTCCATTCTGATTGACTTCGGAGTGGATGGTCGTTTCGCGGTGATCGGCGAAGGCGGGATGCCGAATATCGAGTTTGGCGATCCGGCTGGAGATAACGTCGGCGGTGACGGTCGTATTGGGGGCTGGGACGGCACTCAAGGCGATACGCTGGAGCTTGACTTCGCGTCCGTCTCTTTCACCGGCGCAATCATATCTCCGACGCTGGGAAACCTAGTCCCGACTGTGGTCTCTCGCGGCACGGCCACAGCATCAGCTCAGGTTGACATTCCACTTCCAGCCACTTTTCCGTCCTACATCCTCGAAATCCGGAACTTTGTGGGGTCTCTTGCGACTGCCCAGAACATCCTTGCAAGGCTGAGTTTTGACAGCGGTGTAAGCTTCAAGAGCGCTGCGGACGACTATCAAAACGCCACCTTCTACAACGGAGGTAGCACCACCTCCGCTCCCGCCGCCAACGCAACATCCATGCTCGTGACGGGCGGGATGGGCGGCGCTCAGGCGTTGGGCGGGACCGACGTCAAGATGCAGATCTGGACAGGAACAGGCCGTGAAACACGATCCCTCTGCAATGTCGTCGGGTTTACGGCTGGCAACAACCTTCTGTCGGTCACGGGGCAAATCGGCTCCACGACCAATAACAAGAACTATGGCCGCGCCACCACGATCCGACTGATCCCCTCGACGGGAACGATGTCGTTTACGTGGGTGCTGACCGGGGTTCCTTAATTGACGAATTATGGCAAAGCTTTGCGGGACCGGATCCGGTCTACCTTCTGCAATAAGGAACGCTTTATGTCCCTCTCGACCCTGACCCCTGACGAGCTTGCCGACCAATGGAAGGCCCTTCTGGATGAAACTCACGCTCGCGCCGAGGCCCTTCCTGCGTCAACGTTTAAGTTCCTGTTCAAGGAGCGTCTGTCCAAACTCCACGTTCATGCTGATCGACTCAAAGGGATGACGTCCGATGAGGGTGTAATTCAGCCTCTCAGTGGCGGAACTCCCAAGCCGTAAGGATTCAGGTCCATGAGTGAGAGCATGCAAATTCTTGTCTGGGGCGCAGCGGTCGCAGCTGTGGTGGGGGTTAACCTCTACAACCGTTCGGACGACCCCGACGCCGCAGGGCTCTCCATGATGTTACTGATCCTGTGGGTTCTGTCGAACCTTCTGGAGGGTCTCTATCAGCCTCCAGATTCGATGAAAATTTACCCGCTCATGGACCTCGCTGCTGGCCTGACGGCTTATCTGGCTTGGCGCACAAGGAAGGTGGCCTGGAAGCTCGGGCTTGCTTACCTTTTCGTCATACAACTAGCCGCGCACTTTAGCTTCTGGGCTCCGGCTTTTGTTGCTGAATTGCGCGGCTTTCCTCCCGTTACTGGCGACTTCTCGACATACAAGATTGTCTTGAACGTGGTATTCATCCTCCAGTTGATATTGGTGGGAGGGGTGGGCGTCAGCCATGTTGCAAGCCGCATTCTCGCTGCTGTGCGTGCTAGTCCTCTCCTTAGTCGTCACACTAGGGCCTGAAAGTGACGCAGGGGGAGCTGATAAAAGAGCTGAAGAGCCAAATAGAGACCCTTGAAAGGCGCGTGGATGGCCTCGAAAGGTGGAGGTCGTGGATCCTCGGATTGGGGGCTGGCGTCCTAGGAGTCTTGGGTATCTTCGCAAATGGTATCAAACAAAAGCTTGGGATCACCTGACGTGGGTGCGTGGCCTTATAAGCCGCGCGGCGCTGTGAGGATCCTCTCCGCGCCTGACTCGACCATAAAGAGTGTTCGGAGACACGCCCATTACACGGGCGAAATCCTTAAGGATCATTTCCTTGCCATCGTGAGTAACAAGTACGTTGTTTCTTTTGTTCCGCGCTTGCTCTGTTGTGGTCGCCCAGCGGCAATTGCCCGGCTCATAGTTCCCATTTGGATTGTCTCGCTCAAGGGTGAGGCCCGCAGGGCAATCTCCCATGTCACGATAAAACGCTCCGAAGCTTCCCCTCCACTCATCACACATGGTGATGCCTCTCGCTCCGTAGCTTTTGAAGCTGGCGTTTCTAGGGTTATAGCAGCGCCCCTTGGCTTGATCCCACGCCCTAAGTTCCTTCGTGACCCTTCCGCCGCGCTGGTGCCCGTGGCGCGTAGATCTTGCGGCAAGCCCCTCGTCACGAAGGCACCCGCAGCTTTTGGAGTTTCCAGATCTGATTTGATCGAGGCGTCGCGTGATCTCGGATTCGCAATCGCACCTAAAAACCCACAGGGAATATCGCCCTGCGCTCGGCAATCGACTTACCGCTATCAGCCTTCCGTATCGGTCGCCCGTAATGTCTAGAAACGCCCTTGCCATAGAAGAGAGTTTATCATGGCCGCCACTAACTTCAATCTGATTACGTCACAAATCTTGGGTATTGAGGGCGGCGTATCTGATCGCCCCCTGAAAGATGATCCCGGTGGCCTAACGGCTAAGGGTATCACCCAGAAGGTCTATGACCAGTGGCGATCCGTCCGCAAGCTTCCCCCAAAGTCCGTTCGAACCATCACTACACAGGAAGTCGTGGCGATCACCAAGGCCAACTACTGGAACCCGGTTCAGGGCGACAAGCTGCCAAGCGGGGTTGATTACGCAGTTGTGGACTTCGCCTTCAATAGCGGAGCTGCCCAGGCGGCTAAGGAGCTTCAGCGCGTGCTCGGCGTGACGGCGGATGGCGTCATTGGCCTCGGAACCCTTAAGGCGCTCTCCAAGGCAGATCCTAAGCGCGTCATCAATGGCCTGTGCGACCGACGCCTAGCCTTCATGAAGAAGCTGAAGAACTGGAACGCCAACAAGAACGGCTGGACAAACCGCGTCTCTCACGTCCGCGCGCAAAGCCTGGCGCTGGCCGCTAACGCCCCTGTGGCTGCTCCCCTTGGGTTGGTGGCGGAATCCTCTGCAAAGGCCGCTCCGCAAGCTCCTGTGGCCGCTAAGAAGTCCGTCACGGTCTGGGGTCTTGTCGTGGGTGCTGTGGCAAGCGTGCTGAATTGGGCGCGGGATATTCTGTTGCAGGTTCCTGAGTTCGCTCAGACCTCTATGGCTGGCATCAGCGGGTTCGTGGACAAGTCCCCCCTCGCCCAGAACATTGCGAACGGCCTCGGTGCGCTGGGAGCTATCGGCGTTGTCTACGCGACATGGCGAGTGGTGCAGTCTAAGCGCGCTGAACACGCTGACGCCTAAACGCCAAGAGCCTCCCATCGGGTAAGGAAGGGAGGCTCTATCGACACAGGAGAGGCGGATACTGGCGCTAGATCCCGATACGATGGCTCGGAAGGAACCTAACGACTAGAGGATGCGTAGAAAATACGCCTGCGTCAAGCTCCTTTCTTAAATTGGATATATGCAAGCTGCGCGCTGGTGTTTAGCGCCACCAGTGCAAAAAGCGCCGCTCCATTATTGCCCTTAGCGAGACAAGCCCCAACTCCAACGGCACAGAGCATCGCTACGATCAAGTTGATAAATGCGGCGAGTCTCGTCACTTCAATCTCCTAACCATCCGATAGAGCCCCCGCCTTTCACAGGGGCTCAGTCCGAGGGTTACTTGCCGGTACGAGCGTCAGTGATGGCCTCCGAAACGCCCTTGGTGTGCTTGGCGTAGTACAGCTCGGCGGCGCGGAAGAGGGTCTTGTCGCCGGTAGCCGAACCGAGAGCACTCAGCGTCTGCACGACGTAGCGGACTTCGCACTTCGGGGACGGAAGCGGGATCGCCAGCGACAGAGCGCCAGTGATGCCTTGACCGCCAGCAGAGGCCGAGACTCCGCAGGTTCCTTGACCGAACGCCACGGGGGCAGCGTAGGCCATGCCGACCGGGTTGCGCTTGTATTCGGTAGAGGCGTCAATGTTGATGTCAGTGCGCTGGTTGGCGTTGTTTCCGTCCACATCAACGTCAGCATTCCCAGATCCGGCAATGGTGGAAAGGGCGTTTTGGTGCTGACTGGCCGAAGCGGCGGCGTCCGACGCGGCCTTAGAAGCGGCTTTCGAGAGCGATGCGGAAAGCGAATTGGCATCGGCGTCAGCACCAGCGAAGGAATCCCCGCCGAACTTGTTGAGGCTGCCCAGCGATGCGGATCCGCCATTAGCCTCGACCTTCGGAGCGTTCGTGATGGTCGTCACAGGACCCGTTACCGTGTTGGTCGGGCTGATCGTTGTGACCGGCTTGTTTTCGATGGTCGTGACCGGGCGATTTTCAACGGTGACATCACCGCCCTTAGGGCCGTTGTCGTTACCGGCATAGGCCGGACTGGAGAGAGCGAGAACCGCCGCAGCGGCGAGATAGGAGAGCTTCATGGTTGTATCCTTAGTTAGATTGAACAAGAGCGGTGGCATTCCCACCGATTACGCAGACATTGGCGTTCAGCGGGCACAGGCCCTTGTGAACCTTTAGCTCTTCCAGCTTCAAAATCTCCGGGCTGGATCGGATGCTTTCGGCCGTAATCCGACGCGCTTCCCCGTCAGCTTGGGCCTGGGCGATGGTTTTCTTGCCTTCCGCAACGGTGGCGGCAAGCTCAGCGTCTTTACGCTTAGCGTTCTCAACGGCCAACAGCGAAGCTTTGATCGTTGCGACGATATCTTCCGGGAGTGTCGGAGGGGCCGCAGACATCAGATCCTGAATGATGATGCCGTCCTGAGCGAACTTGGGGGCAACGCGGCCCTTGACCCGCTGAAGAAGCGCGCGGCCACCATCGGCGTAAAGCTGAACCGAAGTGAAGCCCACGCCCTCTTCGATGAAGGCTTGCTGAAGTTCCCGCGTGATGGGTCCGTTGACGATATCGTCCAGAACGTAACCATCATCACCGCCGCCCTTAGCGATCGATCCTCGATACTTCCGAACGATATTATCGGCATCGGGTGCGTTGATGCGGATGTTCATTGAAACGGCTTGGCGGGTAGAAACCCGGTCTGCGTTGATGAACGTCGGTGCGGCGGTCGAGCCCCAGGTGAAGGTTTGGATCGTCGTCGGGAACTTGACGATGTAGCGATACGAGAAGGGGGGAGCCCAATAGCGGCTTGTGGAAACCTCCTGCTCCTGAACGCCACGATTAGCGCCGACCTCGATCACCTCAACGGCGGCTTCATCGTACTTGATGCGCTGGCCGCATGCGGTCAAGGTCATGGCGACCCCGACAAGAAGCGCTCCCTTTAGGAGATTAGTCTTCATATTCTTCGTCTTCCTCTGGCTGCTTGGCGAAGATAGATGCGCCGATCTTGTAAGCGACCCACGTCATGAAGATGAAGCAGGCTACCGCCCCGATTGATGCGAACACATTCGGGTAGTTCAGAAGCCGGAATCCAATGTTGTACGCGGCGTACATGCCAGCAGCGATTGCCAACACCCGCCAAAACACCGGAACCCGAACTAGGAATTTTTCCATCACGTCTCCTCTGTCTGTGGGCGTAGTTCTACGCATTAAGGATCGCGTGTCAATGCTCGACGCGCGTAATAGTGCGTGCTAGTTTCCGGGCATGACAGGCACAGAACTCAGATTGTACCGCGAGGCGCGTGGCTGGACGCAGGAAGAAGCCGCTACTGAGTTCGGCTACAGTCGCCGTGGCTGGCAGCTTGCCGAGCGTAACGGCCCCACGCAAAAGCTCGTCATTGCGATCAAGAGGCGTGAGAAATGAAACCAAAGCCGATGGACTCAGCGCCGCTGATCGAAAGCTTTGAGGTGTTGGTTTATGACGGCGTGTGGAGTATCGCAACTTACTTGCGGGGCGGAATATGGCTCTCCAGTAACGGAGATTACGTGAAGCCAAGCCACTGGCTGCCCATGCCGAAAGACCCAGAATGACCTTCACCCCTATCCACGCCAAGATCGCTAAGTGGACCCTGATCCTCGCCGCGCTCGCTCTAGCGCTTTGCTGGGCAGCCTGGGCCATCACTGAGCCCGGTAGGCAGAAGGCTCTAGCCGAGCAAGCCAAGGCCGGTCAGGTGGTCTCTGAGGGCCAGACGCGGGCAGCTACGCAAGCCTCTGAGATCATCGACCGAGCATCTACCCGCCAAGCCCATACCGAAGAAACCGCAAGGAAGAACGCTGATGCCATTCGCAGTGCGCCGGGTGGCGACGTTATCATTGATCGTGGTCTTGCCGATGTCGGCCGTCGCGGGTTGTGCCAATACTCGGCCTCTAACGGTGATCCTGCCTGCCTGCGCTGATCTAGTTCCAGATCGCTGGAAAGAGGGCGTAAAGGCCCCACCGATCTATTCCGCCGAGCCTACTATCTCCGACGTCATGATCTACGCCGATGCGGCTACAGCTCGTATCGACATGGCGAATGACCGGACGTCAGACACCGTGTCTATCATCGAGGCGTGTGAGAAGCAGAACGCGAAGTCTGCTGAGAAGCTACGGCCGAAGCCGTGGTGGCGGTTTGGGCTTTAAGGCTGCTGACTTCAATCAGCACGTTCATCAGCATAACGAGAACGGTGAGCCTGATGAGCCATACGCCCCACCCGTCATCCTTAAGACGACACCCCACAGCCGCGCATCCGACGATGAAAATGACCCAATATACCGTATGCATTAGATGATCTTCCCGGCTGCGCGTTGATCAGATCTCTCTGTCCGCCAAGCCTCAAAAACAGCGTTAGCGGCATCTCGCCTGTCACGGGCTTTGTAGTACCCCTCCGCAACCATCCTGAAATTCTCCAGAGCAGTTCCGTATTCCTCGGAGGCCAGGGCCAGCGCCTGACGCTCCGTAGCGGTCTTGGCCTCGGCGTTGAGTTCCGCCTTAGCCAAGATCACCTTCAGTTGCTTCTCGGAGAACTCGTAAGCTGCACGCGCTACGGCATGATCCTGTGACTTCAGGATGTCAAAGGCGTGCTGTACGTGGCTCTCTGGGATGTGCATGGCTATCGGATGCTGTCTAGCGTGCTGAACGGAATAGGGTCCCCGTCGTCGCCCCACGGATCTTTCGGGCGCTCTTGACGCTGATTTCCGCCCCCGGAAAAGCCGCCTCCACCGCCTCCAGAAGCCGCGTTATCTCGGGACTGAAACCCGCCCGACTCCTGACGCTGGCGAGGCTCCTTAGCCTGACCGGCAAGCATGGTTCCCTTGTTGCCCTTAGACCACAAGGCAATCTCCAGCTTGTCGCCAGGGCCAACGCCCTCAGGGACAATCATGGTCCCTTTCCAATCCGGGGCCTTGTCGCTCTTTTTGTCGGTCTCTTGGAAGATCGCAATGTCTCCCGAGCGCTGCTCGTATGCCAATCTTTCTACTCCGTTAGGCCCAAGGTGCGGGCACGTTCATTAACTCGGTTGCGAAGCTCTACGCCCCATCCTCGGGGCATCCGGGCGACCTCAGGCTTTACGGCCTCGATCCACTCGTCAATCTCAACGCCATCGGCAAGCTCTTCGATGCGTCCGCACATCTCGGACATCACCTCGCCAAGCCCCGCCTTCTTGGCCTGATTGGCGTTCATGGATACACCCGGAGCGCCCCACCCCCAGAATGCCTCACCCTCAGGTTCAGGCGTGATTGGCTTTTCGGTCGCCTTGTTACGCTGCATGGCGCTTTCGCCGTCGTCGTCCTGATCGGCCATGTTGAGCACGGCCTTCTGGGCATAGCGACGAAGATAGGAAATAGCAGAGCCAGTTTCCTGAGGCGTCGGCTTGTTGACGAAGATTTCCGACACGCCAGAGATCCACTCACCAGAGGTGTGCATCAGCACCGTCTCAAGGGACATGGACCTCTCGCCCAGCTCTCCGGGAAATTGCATCAGGCCGATGTTGTGCTTTGCTAGGATCGGCTTTGACGTGTCGATGACCGCAGATAGGTCAGCGTATTTCGTCTTGAAGTGACCGTTCTCGGTTCCCTTTGAAACGCCCCCGATCTCAGTGAGCGCCGCAACTAGGTCCGGAGCCATCTTCGCGATGCTCTCAGAAGTTTTCATATCCCGCCTCCAATTGCGCCTGACGAAGCTCTCGGATTAGCCGTTGAGCGTCTTTGTGGAAGTAGTCTTCCGAGTTGTAAGCGTTGCGTTCCAGTTGATGCTCTAGGGCCTTAGCCGTCTCAGGCAGCAGCGGAGTTCCGCGCCAGCGAAGGCCATCGTGTCCGGTAAATGCAGGGGTGGTCATTGGCCTGTAGCCTTAGCGATAGCTTTGTGAGCTGCATCAAAAGCGTCGTGAAGCTGTTCGCCGTGCGCGCTGACTACAAATTGTAGTGCATTCAGGAGATCCTTTGCGGCAGCTATTATCAATGCATCCGCCAGCGTGGATTCGTCAAAGTCCTGAAGCCTGGCTAATGGGCTATTTGGTGGCATGTTGGGAGCGGTAACAACCCAAGATCCCGCATGAAATCCCGCGCCACGCTCAGCCACCCATTCTCCCGGCGTAGGGCTCGGGATGCGCCAAAGCCCCGTCAAGGCATTATCGATCTGGGAAAGAGCGCCCATCAGATCATCGCAGGGAGCCCAATTTTCAGGCGGTCCATAATGGGCGGCGGCCACGGCAGCGAGGCTTTGAGCATATAGCAGCAATTCGCGGCTCCCCGAAGTATGGACATCACCGCCGTTATCAGTCACTTTTCCGTCCGTCATCCGTGTTGCTCCTTTATCGGATGGCCTGGGGCTCGACGGTCTGGGGAGATGTCGAGCCCTCTTATTTCTAGCGCACTTTCTGCGCCTGTGCGAGGTCTATTTCCGAATCTCCCGGCGAATGTGCAGCGCCAAACCGCCGAGCAAAACCGGCACCAAAACCACACCTCCGACAGTCTGGAGGGGCTGCAAAAACTCTCGGCCAGACATCTCGGATACAAAGGCTTGAATCAGCCCAATCGCAAACAGCGTCCATAGCGCATGAACCCACGACCAAAACTGATGGGTGCTCACTTCGCAATCTCCCGCATCACAAAATCCACGATCCCTAGCGGTCCTGCTGGGTCATATCCTTGCTGGAAAGCGATGGCTGACATGGCCTCAAAGGCTTCGTCAGCTCGGTTTCCGCTGCTTGGGCTTGGCGAAGACACGTAGTCCGCCTCAGCTTCGCGCCATTCCTCTGATGCTTCTGCCAGGGTCATTTCTTGATGTCCCGTTGAGCTTGAGTGAGAGCATCGAGAAGTGAGATTAGAGCGCCAGCCGCAACGGCGTTCTTTGATAGATCCTCCGCCGAGCATCCTGAAACTATCTTTTCTCCCGAAATTCTCGCAGCCTCCATGACAAACGGAAGCGCAGCTTCAATGGCATCTAAAGCTTCGTCATACGCCTCCAAAAGCGGTTCAATCGTCTTGCCTAAAGGCAGCCGGACGTTGGGATTTGTCACCATCATAATCCCGGCTTCGGCTCTCTGCATGGGCGTGAGTTTCCGCATCATTGAGCTCGCTCCAAATCCACCAGCCTATCCAATTCATCCCGCATCATCCTTGCCTCCGCAAAGCCCCTGGAACGCTGCTCATCCGTACAGCCTATGTGGCTAAGGATTCCCGCCATACGGACAGCATGAGCCATTACAGAGGCTGATATGGCCCGCACGGTGGGGTCTGTTGGGGTTAGCTGGGTCACGGGCGCGCCCCCTCATTTGCGGAGAAACTGGCTGCACGTTTCCGCAACTCGCTCTCTTGGATTAGAAGTCGGTTGGCGGCTTCTGCGATCAGTTCGCGCACCTCGCGGGATTGAACCCCGTCTCGATAGGAAACCAAGCGTTCCACAATCTCTCGGACGGGCAATTGATCAGGCATCATCATCCTCCGAACTAGCGCGGACGATTGCCTCTTCTGCGCAGTCATCGCAGTAAAGCTCGCCGGTCACTTCGAACGCCTCGACGTTGGCCGATCCGAAATCATCGCCCCTAGCTCCGCAGCCAGCGCATTCGGATAGCGAGTGGAAAACATATCCCATCTAAACCTCCACCACGCGGCGCGTGATCGGCGTGATCTCGTAATCATCCTCCCGCGCAATCTGCTTGGTCATGTCGCCTTGAGCCCGCGCTCGGTCTGTCCAGCGCTCTGAGGAACGAACCCAGCCGCTAGGCGTGCGGGCGGTTCCAACGAAGTATTCCAGTGCGAATTTCATTGCGTGGGTTCCTGGATTTGGGGATCGACTTGGCTGGGCGTTCCCATGATGCTGCGGGTGGTAGATGTGACTCCACTAAGGGAGGCGCGCAGCTCGGCGCATTCGGGCTCGTGCTGCTTGCTGTTGTCACCGATGCGGTTTGACGAGCAGAAGCAGTAGCCCTCGGGCATCGCGCCCAGCGCCTGAGTGGCGCTCAACAAGGACGCATAAGCCGCAGCTATCCCCAGCAGGGCTCGGCCGTAACGACTGGTGAACCGCTCGCAGTCTTCGGTGTCAGTACCGCCTCGTAGCAGATCTTCGGCTGCCCTGGTATCAGCCTCACTCATAGGCTCCACTGGATAGACCCCGCAGTCGCAAGGTCCCACCGGAAGCGCCGGGGCGTTGTGCAGGGCGCAGTCCGAAGCGTGCAGGATGCTTTGTTGGTTCATTGCGCCACCTCTACGTGGACCGGAGCCGGGTTGGCGATCAGGTACGCGTCGATAGCCTCGCGAAGGCGGAGGAAGGTTTTGGCGTCCGCGAAGATGTAGGTGTCGCCAATACCCACCCAAGCAACACCGTTGCTCGACTGCGCCGCAATCCGGTCATCAGAATACAGGTGAATTTGAATGCTCGTTTGCATCACGCGGCCTTTCGATCAGTGTTTGGGGGTATGGGTGCGGTCATTTCCGTCTCCTTTGGTGTGACCCCATAGCGCCATAAGCCGGATGCGGTGTCAATGGATATTATCCGCTTGTCAACGCGACGATACTCATCCATGCTCAATCCATGCCAAAAACCACACGCTTAGTAGACGCGCTTTGGGACATGGAGCCGGAAGGGAAGCCGCTAAAGTTTCCCATCGAACGAGCGAAGACGCTTCATGTCACCGCAACCAGGATGAAGAAAAACGGGAGGCATTACGTGGTTAGACGTGTCGGAGAAGAGGTCTGGGTATGGCGAGCACTGTAGCCTGGACAGCCAAACAGCTCCGCTCAATGCGGCTAGGCCAGATCCGAAACGAGCCGTCGCACATCCTATCGGCTCGATCACAACACACAGCATCCGAGGCCGATCAAGCCTCATGGGTAAAGCTAGGACGCAGCGTCAATCAGGCGCTGGACATCCTGAACGGGAGGGACGGAAAGTGGATATAGGATCGGGTCGATTCCTGCTAGGCGATTGCTTTGAGCACATGGCGACGCTGCCGGATGCGTCGGTCGATATGATCCTATGCGACCTGCCTTACGGCACGACAGCTTGCGCTTGGGACGCGGTGTTGCCATTCGATGCGCTTTGGGCTGAGTACCGAAGGGTTCTTAGGCCGACCGGCGCGGCGGTGCTTACTGCGTCCCAGCCCTTCACATCGGCGTTGGTCGCCAGTAATTTTCCCTGGTTCAAGTACGCTTTGGTCTGGGAAAAGAGCCGCGCGACGGGGCATGTTCACGCGAAGAACAAGCCTATGAAAAAGCACGAAGACGTGCTCGTTTTCTCGCCGGGTACTACGGTCCACGCCTCGCAGTCTGCCACGCGAATGACTTACAATCCGCAAGGATTGGTAGCTCTGGACAAGCCTTTGAAACGTAAAGGCGCCAAGGGCTCTATGAGCGTAATGGCCCCTCGGCCTAGCCACAAAGATTATGAGGTGACTGAAGGTGGATACCCCACTTCGGTTCTGGCTTTCGCCAGCGAGGGCGCTACCGTTCACCCCACGCAAAAGCCCGTCGCCCTCTTTGAGTACCTAATCCGCACGTACACCGACGCAGGGCAAGTCGTGCTGGACAACACGGCCGGCAGCGGGACTACCGCCATCGCTGCTGAGAACGCTGGCCGCAAGTGGATCTGCATTGAACGCGACCTCGACTATTACGATAAGGCCGTCAAGCGCGTGAATGAGCATGTTTTAGGGAGGCTACTTTGATCCGCGATCTCATCAATCAATTCCGTTCCCGGTGGGTCAATCCACCATCCCCGCAGGACATGGCTCGTAGAGTGCGCCACAAGGCCCGTACAGCCTATCTAGACGCCTGCGCACGCAAGGACAGCCGGGACAAGAACAAGACCCTGTACGCCTATCAGGAGGCTACGCGGAAATGCTTGGAGCTAGGA